AATTGTAAGTCTAAATGCTGCTGGTACATTACACCACCTCCAAGTTTTGTGCTTCGGTGTAAAGCTTACGTAGTTCTACCTTAATGTGTTCTTTATCAAGGTCTGTTTCCACTGCTTCGACATATGAATCAAGGAGTGATGTAGTATCTTCAAGTGATATTTTTTCATCTTCAACACTTTCACCCAAATACTCTTCAAATGATTCTGCAATCTTTAGTTCATATGTTTCTATGCTTTGTAGCCGATCAACAAATTGATCAAACATATACAAGTCATTTTTATTAATAACGATGAGCTTAATAAACTTCTGTTCAAACTGCTTTATGTCTATTTTGCTATAATCAGTCACTTTATCATCATATATGACCTTTTTGAACATAGTTATAGGATTACGTACAGGAGTGAGCTCGCGTGTTTCAGTATCTAGGATGTGGAAATACTTAGGATCATCAACATCGGCCCAAGTAAATTCCATCTGACAACCGAGATAGTGCACATTACCTTGGCTTGATTTAGTATGGAAATGGCCTGAGTATACGGATTCAAACCTAGAGAAAACATCTGCATTCATACCGTGAGGATTAGGAACACCTGCCATCATGTCGAATCCCTTTAACTCTAGGTGAGCAGCAAGGATAGGAGCATTACAAGACATGGCAAAGTCCATATACTCTTTATAGTTTGCATTATTAATCCAGGGTATAACCGCTACGCCTAAACCGTCATAATCAATCACCTTTGGATCCATGTGTATATTAACATGATCGGTGAAATATCCTAGAAGCTCTTTTAGTGAACACAGCTCGTTAGTGTTCTTATAAAAGACATCATGATTGCCTGGAATAATATCCATGGTGATACCAGCATCTCTCATTGGTTCAAGAAAGTGCTTGCGATTGGCATTAAGTGCTTTGAAGTTTACAAACTTTCGATGTTCATAGTAATCACCTAGATGCAAGATATTAGTTATATTGTGTTCCTTCAAATAAGGAAAAAAGATCTCTTCATAAAATCTAGCTTGATAATTTAAAAATATATCAGAAGAGTTTCTTACACCACAATGCGTGTCATTCAATATTGCTACCTTCATTATTATACCATAAATAGTTCTAATTTCTGCTTCTTGGCCTTTTCTTCTTTAGCAAAGACTTTGACTGCTTCGTCTTTAGTCTTTACTTGAGAGATTCTAGTCCTTAACTCGTCCACATAAGCAGCCGTAATACTTGCACCTTCGGTATCCATACCCATTTGAACAAAATCATCAATACCCATCTTTTCAATAAATCTGAATTTAATATCTTGTTGCTTCTTCTCTTTGGTAATCCTTCTAATGAAAGCAAAGAAACAGATCTGAGTGAAATAACTGAATGCGTTTGGTTTACCTGTCCTGGTTGCAGTTTCAATGTTATAATTACCAATTGCTCTTAAACAATTCTCTACACCATCCATGACCATTTCCTCTCGATAGGTATAACGAACAAAGTTCGGCCTATGAGATAGTCCTTCGGAAATTTTAATAAAGCATTTAGCAATATAATCGGTCACCTTGGGAAAATCGGTTTCTGCTTCTTTTGCCTTTATTACCGACTCAACATATTCTACAACCGACTGTGAAAACAGCTTGTTGTCTACGTAATGGGGTTTTGCTTTAGCTTTCGTTGACATTGTCTTTTCTCCATAATAAGGTATATTATAACACATTAGCATGTGTATGTAAACATATTTTTGTATTTATTTTAAATTAAATTAATTGCAGAAAAAGGTTTACAGCCTGGTGCTTATATGATATAATATATAAGTCATCCGGGGGGATAGAGGTATACCATATGTTTCTAGTGAACAGTAGGTTCTTTATTGTCATCAGGTAGTGGATAATAATCATCATCACTATACTCATCTGTTTCTTTTCTATACTCTGCCGATTGACTGATTAGAGTATCCATTAATTCTTTATATGACTGTACTAAAGGTTGATGATCTTCTGTTTGATTGTCCCGAAGGGACATCAAGTACTCGACATATGATTCACTAACATCTTCATATACAGGGACATGTTGCATCACTCTAGTCTTGTATAACTTAAATGCTTTTTGAGGGGATAGGGGAAACCACTTGGTAAGGTGGTAATTGCCCGTAACATTGGAATTCAGCATCACTGGTTCTTCAATGATGTAGTTATCATGATTATTACTAACCAATATAGCAATAACATCATCGCCGTTTAATAATTTAAAATGTCTTATTTGTTGTTCCATAATATTATTTATACACCTTAGATTTTAACGTCATAGATTTTATATGTGAACTTTTCTTTAGCATATATCTTAATTCTTTCAGCAGCATGCTGAAGAGTGTAATTCTTTTTAGACTTCCAATGTAAATCATCTGCAATGTCATACACCTTGGTTGCTTGACCATTCTCAGACTTTCTTAATCCTCTACCTATCGACTGCAGAACCCGAATTTGTGACTTAGATGGACTAGCAAATATAATATTGTGCAAGTTACGGATATTAATACCAGTAGAGAAAGTACCCATGGAAGCAACAATAATTGCATCATTTTGCTTTTCCGTGAGTTCCCGTATTTGCTCTCTCGTATCCACATCGGTTTCACCACTGACATAAAACAATTTCCTTTCTCTAGGTAGTTGCGCAAGTTTTTCTTGTATTAAAGTGTGTAATGGCTTACCGTGTTTACCCACATATTGGAATAACACTAGGGAGTTACCTTCTAAGTCTAATGCAAGATTAGCAATAAAGTTATTTCTAGGTTCATATGAGACAATGAAGTCCATTTCAGCCTGGTAGTCTTTCTTTACAACTTCTCTGCATATTTCATCTTGGTACTTCAATAATAATACTTCCACTTGTAAATCAGATAATGCACCCTGATCTATAAGCTTCTTGGTAGATGTAACCCTATGGACAGGCCCAAACAAACCTTCTAGTACAAGCTGATGTGTCTGTGTTCCGTCCAGAGTTCCTGTCGTACCCATTCTATATTCTGCATTAACACATTTTTCTAGTATCGCAGTAAGTGATTTAGCTTTAAAGTTATGAGCTTCATCACCAATAACAAACCCATAATCTTGGAACCAAGGAGTCTGCATTTTATAGATTGACTGCCAAGTGGTAATAATAACCCTCTGAGTCATATTATATTTTTCTTTGCCAGAGTAGATTTTATGACAATTCTCTTCTGCACTCCATTCATCATACTGGGAGTAATCAGAAAAATCAGAATACATCTGTTCTACAAGTGATGTAGTGGGAACAATTAAAAGTACGTTACGATTAGACTGATCAAGAAAAGCTCTGATAGCCATGTAAATAATAAGTGATTTACCTGAAGCGGTAGGGCTGAGTAACAAAGATTTTTTATTTGATAATGCATGTTCAAGCGCCTGTAGTTGATAATCTCTAGGTTCAATCTTCTTGCCGCCAGCACTAAGAGTTAAACCGTCAGTTATTAATTTAGTATCGACCTTCTCAATGGTATCAGGTCTGCCAAAAGCAGAACTATAAACTTCTACCTCATAATCTCTAGCTGCAGCAAATTCATAAAGATATTTAAATAAACCACAGTAAAGAGTTTTTGCACGACCGTCATATAAACGAATCTTGCCATCCCACATACGATTTTTGTATGCTGGCATGAATTTATAACCAGGCACAAAGAAGCAGAAGTGATCAGATAATTCCCTTTCAATACCTGGATCTGTTTCTATATGCAAGAACGATTCGTTCTTTTTAGTTACTTTGAGTTTGTCCATTGTACCTTTCCAGCATCAAGTGTATAGGAGTATTTATCACTCCTCAGAACCATCCCATCAAAGTACTTGGTTTTCTGCTTAGTGTTAGATTCTAGCCAATCTCTTAATTGTGTAAGTGAATGCCAGTTCTTGCCTTCTATATAAGCATTAGTTTTTTTCATTATACACCACTCGTAAATTTATGCCATTCAATAGCATTTTTAATTGATTGATGTCTCCACTTAATATTATCCATAATTTCTTTTAGAGTATCTACCATCTCTTTAGTATACCCTATTTTTAATTGCATTTGCTGAATAAGTGGATCGGAGTCATAGAACTTATCCATGTCGCCTTTTAATACAGTAAGTCCATTCAACGGATCATAATCCCAGCCCTTTTCATCCAGAATCTCTTTACTCAGCTTACCATTATAGTGACACCATTTATCTCTTAATAGTGTTTTAAAGTCTATCTCTAGTTTTCTAAGTCGGAGTTTGTTTACGGAATATAACTCTAGGTACTTGCTGTGTAATTTGGCAGATTCTCTAGATGCATCACCAAGATTCATTTCATCAATGACTGCATCTTTTTTCCACATTTCAATAATACTATCTAAATTGTTCATAATATATTTCCTCTCATACTATACCCTATCATCTACTTATATTTATAATATCTCAAAGTTCGTGTAAGCAAAGGTCACTGTCGCTTGAAGGTATTCAACTGTAGGATTCTGTGCATTGAAGTCTAAGCTATCAAGTGATGTAGGGAATATACCCTTAAACTTTATTCTTTTTGATACATTATTATGGCTATTTAAAATAATGAGTTCAGCATCTTCTGATGTATTAACATTTAGACTAATACAATCTTGCATCCATTCAAACGTTTCAACATAGTTTTCCATATCTTCGGTTACATTGAATGTAATAGATAGATCGGCAAATTCTAGTCTGTCACCCACTTCAGCATAATTAACACCTTTATACGGCACAGGAGCCTGCGAAAGTGATACTGAGGGTAATGTTACACCAGTGCAGAAATACTCTATATTAGAAAATTTCTTTCTGTTAATAACGAATTGAAACCCTACTGGGGATAAAAAGTTTTTATTTATTGTAGTCATACTTTTATTTATACATCCTAATAAGTTAAATTATAAGTGCCATCCATGGCCGCCAAACTCCTTAAAACTTAAATCTCTTCAGCGCCAGTTTCAACGCCAGTCTTCTCGGCAACACCTTTAATTGTACCAGATACAACATCTAAAGTGCCTGCAGTAACTCCAACTACGTCTGAAGCAACACCGCCAATAATACCCTTAGTTC